CTCACGCGCAAAAATTTTGGCCCCCGTTTGAAAATTCCGCCGGCCGTCTGGCCCGTAATCAAAGACACCGAAAATCAGAGGTTACAATGCCCAGGGGTGGTTTTCGCCCAGGCGCCGGCCGTCCGAAGGGTCAGAAAGCGGCGTCTCCCAAGGTTAGGGAGGTGGAAAAGGCGATAGCCTCTCGCACCACTGAGCCGGTTCGGTTTGAGAGTGCGATGGAATACGCGATGTCGGTCATAAATGACCCGACTGCTGAGGTCTCGGACAAGATCAGGCTGGCTGTGGCCATTCTGCCGTTCCAGAACGCCAAGGCCGCTGAGACGGCGCCAGGCAAGCGTGAGCAGGCTGCCGATGCGGCAAAGACGGCGGCCAATGGCCGGTTCGCCACGCCGCCGCCGCCCAAGCTGGTGGTGGTCAATTGACTGACTGGTCTACAGCCTGCCCCGACTGGGAAAGCCGGATATTGTCGCGGCAGTCGCTGATACCGTTTCCCCCACTGTTCCCAGATGAGGCAGCCGCGGCTGCTGAGGTGTTCCGGGACCTGCACATAGTGGACGCGCCAGGTAGCCCGACGATGGGTGAGGCGTGCCGCCCCTGGGTGCTTGAGTTCTGTGATGCGGTGTTCGGCGCATACAACCACGAGACTGGCCGCCGGCTGATCCGTGAGTTCTTCCTGCTGGTCAGTAAGAAGAACGCCAAATCGACGCTGGCCGCCGGCATCATGCTAACTGCGCTGGTGCGTAACTGGCGTCAGTCGGCTGAGTTCCTGATTGTCGCCCCCACGATCGAGGTGGCGGGTAACTCCTTCAAACCGGCGTCGGATATGATACGGGCGTCTCCGGACCTGAGTGCGATTATGCACATACAGGAGCATTTCCGGACCATCACGCACCTGAACACCAAGGCCACGCTCAGGGTGGTCGCCGCGGACGATGCGACGGTGGGTGGGAAGAAAGCGACCGGCGTCCTGGTCGATGAACTGTGGCTGTTCGGCAAGCGTGCGAACGCTGAGAGTATCTTGCGAGAGGCGACAGGCGGGCTGGCATCGCGCCCCGAGGGGTTTGTCATCTACCTCTCAACTCAGTCGGATGAACCGCCGGCCGGGGTGTTCCGTCAGAAGTTGAACTATTTCCGGGACGTGCGGGACGGGAAGGTCGAGGATAAGCGCAGCCTGCCGGTGCTCTATGAGTTCCCAGAGCAAATGCAGGTGGACAAGCGATACCGCGACAAGACGATGTTCTACGTGACGAACCCAAATTTGGGGGCGTCGGTGGATGAGGAATTTTTAGAGCGCGAGTTCGACATTGCTGACCGCGCCGGCCCTGAGTCTCTGCAGGGGTTCCTGGCCAAGCACCTGAATGTCGAGATTGGCATAGGGCTGCGCAGCGACCGCTGGCGAGGCGCTGACCACTGGCTGGCCGCTACAGACAACACACTGTCCCTACAGGCTCTGTTAGAGCGCAGTGAGGTGATAGTGGCCGGGGTGGACGGTGGTGGTTTGGATGACCTGCTAGGGCTGACACTGGTTGGTCGTGAGCCCGGCACACGGCGGTGGTTGTCGTGGACTAAGGCGTGGGTCCATCGGTCTGTGCTCGACCTGCGCAAGAGCGAGGCGCCCCGAATGCGCGACTTTGAGCGCGATGGCGACCTGGTGCTGGTCGAGGACACAGAGGACGCGATTCAGCAACTGGCCGATATCGTGTCACAGGTGGATGACACCGGCATGCTGGCGCAGGTGGGGCTCGACCCCATGGGTGTGGGTCTGATCGTGGATGCGCTGGCAGAGCGGGGCATTGAGGGCACGGAGCGCATTAAGGCTGTGTCGCAGGGGTGGACGCTAAACGGCGCCATCAAAACCACCGAGGTGAAACTGGCATCCGGCATGCTGGTGCATGCTGACCAGGGGCTTGCCAGGTGGGCCGTCGAGAATGCCAAGGTCGAGCCCAAAGGCAACGCCATCACCATCACCAAGGCAGTCGCTGGCGCCGGCAAGATAGACCCGTTGATGGCGCTGTTCTGCGCCGTCGCGCTGATGAGCAAAAACCCAGAGGCGCCTGGCATCTCGATCTACAGCGACCCGAACGCATACGCGACGGTGTTCGGCGAAATGTTGACAGGCAACACCGCGGAGTCATGGGACCCCGCAGTCATACGTGACGTGACCCACCCTGATTTCGCCGTGCACAAGGCTAGGTTCGAGGCCTGGCAGGCGCAGCAACCGGACGATGACCAATGGTAAAGCGCCTTGTTCGTTCCGTGCACAACCACGTCCCAGACGGTGTGTTCATCGCCGGCTCTGGCCTGACATCCTACGGATTCTGGATGGCATGGCCCCCACTGGGGTTCATCGTCGGCGGCCTCGCTGTAATTTTCCTGGCATTCGCGATTGAGTCGACCCGCAAGTGAGTTTCCTTCGGCCGTTCATCGAGGCACGTCAGTCGCGCGAGCCGCGCGAGGTAGAGCGGCCTGCCTTTGTGGTGGGCAGGCCGGCGTCAGGTGTGCGCGTGACGCCCGACAGCAGCCTGCAGAGCGCGACGGCATGGGCGTGCCACAGGTATCTGACGCAGACGGTGGCACAGTTGCCTGTGCGCGTGATGCGCGAGCGTGGCAATCTGTCGGAACGGGTGACGACTCACCCTGTGGCCAATGTGTTCAACTGGCGGGCGAACCCGGAACTGTCGCCGTTCCAGTTAAAAGAGACCCTGACGGGTTGGGCGATACTCTACGGCAACGGCATCGCTGAAATTGAGCGGGACGCGGTAGGGCGTGTCACTGCGCTGTATCCGATACACCCTGACCGCGTGGAAGTGCTGCGCGACCTCGACAGCCGCCGGCTCATTTACAAAATAAGCAACGGCACAGATGGTCCGACGCTGCTCGACCAATATGACGTGTTCCACCTGCGTGGGTTCGGCAATGGCCCAGTCGGGCTGAGCGTCGTCGAATATGCTGCGGAAACTCTGGGGTGGGCGCGTGCCACTGAACTGTTCGGCGCTTCATTCTTTGGCAACGGTCTGAATACATCCGGCATCATCGAGGGCGCCGGCGCATTGGACAAAGCTGGGCAAGAGCGGCTTGAGGCGCAATTGCGCAAGCGCCACGGCGGCCCCCGTCGCTCGCATATGCCGCTGTTTCTCGATAAGGCCATGAAGTGGGTCCAGACATCGGTCAAACCCAACGATGCGCAGTTCATAGAGACAATGCAGTTCCAGGTAGAGGAAGTCTGCCGCGTGTTCGGCGTGCCGCCTCAGAAAGTCGGGCACCTGCTGCGGATGACGTTTAATAACGTCGAGCACCTGAGCATCGAGGTGGTGGTGGACAGCATCACCCCCTGGGCGATCAGGTGGGAGGAAGAAGCCAACTATAAACTGTTCGGCCAGAACCGCGCTGGTTTCTATATGAAACTGGACCTGAAAGGCCTGCTGCGCGGGGCATTCAAGGATCGTCAGGAAGGCCTGCAGATCATGCGCCGGAATGGCATCGTGAACGCGGATGAATGGCGCGACATCGAGGACATGGGCCCGATGGGTGCCACGGGCGGCAGCAAATACGTCATCGAGCAGAACATGACCACGCTGGAACGTGTCGGTGAAGAACCGGAGCCCAGCACCCAAACGCCGGCACCTGCAAACGATACGGTGCCAACCGCGCGTGTTCGGAACATCCGCGCGCTCCAACGGATAGGGAGTGCAGCCCGTGCCTCGTGACATCATGCAGCCAGACGAACGGCCGATGACGCTCGCCGAACTGGCTGAGGCTGTCGAGGATGCCCTGTCAGTCGCAGTGGACGCCCTGCAGCGCGTGCAGGCTCTGGCGCGTGAGCCTGGGCCGCAAGGCATGACTGGCCCCCGCGGTGCGCGCGGCGACGATGGCGCCCCTGGGGTCGGCATCCTCGCGTTCGCGACCGACGACGACGGCCGATTGGTTGTCACGCTGTCGAACGGCGTGCGCGTAGACCTGGGTATTGTGCGGGGCGCCGATGGGCAGCGCGGAGAGATTGGCCCTGCTGGGCCGCAAGGCATCGCTGGGCCAAGGGGCGAACGTGGCGAGCCTGGCATACAGGGCTCTGTTGGTCCTGTCGGCGCTACTGGCGCACAGGGCCCACAAGGCGAGCGTGGCGAACGTGGCGACCCAGGCCCCCGTGGCGAAGCGGGCCCCCAGGGACTGATTGGTCCAATGGGGCCCGCCGGACCACCTGGTCAGCGCGGCGACCCCGGCCCACAGGGGCCACGTGGCGAGGCAGGGCCGCATGGCGAGCCTGGGGCGCCGGGTGAGGTTGGCCCAGAGGGCCCACAGGGGGCACGAGGCCCAGAGGGCACCCCAGGCACCCCAGGCGCCCAGGGCGAACGTGGCCCGATGGGGCTCATAGGACCGAAAGGCGACAAAGGTGACGCAGGACCCCAAGGTATCGCCGGACCTGTCGGCCCCCGCGGCGAACGAGGCCCGCAAGGCGAACGTGGACCGCAAGGCATCCGCGGCGAAGTTGGTCCACAAGGCCCTGCTGGCGAGCCAGGTGCATCGACGGAAGTCTCTTTCGTATCTGACGCGCGCCTTACGGCGTCCACACTGAACAAGGTCCGCGTGACAGAACTGGTTATCGGCGACCAGACCATCCGCGTCCTCACACTGGACTGACATCATGACAGTTACACGCATGCAGCGCGCTGGGACCCCCAGCGGCTACCGGATGGTTGCGGCCAAAGACACGGCAACGGTCTACCTCTACGGCCCCATCGGTGCGTCGTGGTGGGATGACAGCGGCATCAGCGCGAACCAGTTCCGTAAGGACCTGGACAGCATGGGAGCGAGCATCCGAAACATCGACATCCGCATCAACAGCGAAGGCGGCGACGTGTTTGATGGGCAGGCCATTTACACGCTGCTGACCGCGCACAAGGCACGTAAGACGGTCTACATCGACGCCCTGGCAGCCAGTGCCGCGTCGTTCATCGCGATGGCGGGCGATGAGATTGTCATATCCGAAAGTGCCTTTGTGATGATCCACAACGCGCATGGGGCATGTTTCGGTGGCGCGGGAGAGATGCGAAAAACCGCGGACCTGCTCGATATGACCAACGGCGCCATCCAATCCATCTATGTGTCGCGAACCAAGCAGTCTGCCGCCGACCTCAAGAAATGGATGGATGACGAAACGTGGATGACCGCCGCTGAGGCTGTAGAGCGCGGGTTTGCGGATCGAGTCGTCGAAAACATGAAGGTGGCCGCGTCTGTGCGCGACCCGTCAAAGTTCAAACATCTGCCTGTGGCGCTACGCCCGAACCGGCTCAAGGCCGCGGCCGCACTCAAGCAGATGTCCGCTGTAAAGCGGTAAGCATTCCGGCTCAGCCGGTAGGCCTTGCACAGCGCCTTGGGCCAGCGCATCCCAGAGGACAATCTAACATGCAGAACCAGGCCAATGGTGCCCTGGCCATTCTTGGCCAGGTTCCGGCTGGCGTCGTCTATATGGCGGCGCCCACGATTGAGGCGCTTCGGACCCGCCAGGCCGACATACAGGCGGCATCTCAGGCGTTGATTGAGGCTGCCGACGAGGCTGGTGAGGACCTGAGCGACGAGGCACTTGCCACGATTGAGGCGAACCGCGAGGAAGCCCTGCGCATCGGCCGCCAGATACAAGCGCGTGAGGCTGTGGGTGTTACTGCCACTGCCGGCCGCCGCACTCAGCCAGACGAAGCTGCGCGGTCAACTGTAGGGCAGGTGAGCAACACCGCTGGCCGCCCGACCGTTCCGGCGCAGCCCAGGGCGAACGACCCACGTGGGGGGTTCACCAACTTTGGTGAGTTCGCCACCGCGGTGCGTCATGCCAGCCGGCGTGAGGCGCCTGTGGTTGACAACCGCCTGTCCATCCAGAACGCCACCCTGTCCACATACGGCCAGGAAGGCGTTGGCGCGGATGGCGGCTGGGCTGTGCCGCCGAAGTTCCGTGCTGCCATTATG